GACGTCTGCACAAAAAGCGCCGATTTTAAGAAACCCGGAGGATAATATGGAGATCGCAACCCGTTCCCTGTCGGATATCCACCCGTACCCTAACAACCCGCGCAAGAATGATGCGGCGGTTGATGCCGTAGCCGAGAGCATCAAGCAATGCGGCTATTGTCAGCCGATATTGGTTGACGAAAACGGGGTTATCCTCGCTGGGCATACCCGCTTGAAAGCGCTAAAGAAATTGGGCTGGAAGCAAGCCGAGGTTGTGGTAAAAGATGGTTTAACCGACGAGCAGAAGCGCAAGTACCGGCTGCTGGACAACAAGACGACCGAGGCATCAAAGTGGGACGATACGTTGCTGGCCATTGAGCTTGACGGCATGGACTTCGAAGGATTTGATTTTGGGTTCGGCATTGAATTTTCGCCAGAGGTTGTCGAGGATAATTACGACAAGCCTGCGCCACAAGAACCGAAAGCAAAGATTGGAGATGTATACCTGCTGGGACGCCATCGATTGATGTGCGGGGACAGCACGGACATTGGCAACGTGGAAACGCTTGTTGATGGAGCAATGGTGGACATGCTGCTTACCGACCCGCCCTACAGCGTTGCCTATGAAGGAAAGGCCGGGAAGATCGCAAACGACAACATGGAAGATGGTGCATTCAGAGAGTTTTTAAGGGCTGCGTTTTACAATGCAAAGACCGTTATGAAGGAAGGCGCTGCTTTCCATATCTGGCACGCTGATTCGGAAGGGTATAACGTCCGAGGCGCAGTCAAAGATGCGGGGATGCTTGTTAGGCAGTGCCTGATATGGGTAAAGAATTCGCTTGTATTGGGGAGACAGGATTTCCAATGGAAGCACGAACCGTGCCTGTATGGGGAGAACCCCGCAAAACAAGCAACCGAGATAAACCAAGCGGAAGACGGAGATCACCAGCCGTGCCTGTACGGATGGGTGGACGGAACGCACTACTGGTTCAAGAACCGGAAGCAGACCACAGTGTTGTACTTTGATCGCCCAACCGTAAGCAAAGAGCATCCGACGATGAAGCCGATTAAACTGTTTGACTACGAAATGCAATGCAACACACATCGTGGTGATGGCGTGCTTGACCTGTTTGGGGGAAGCGGAACAACCATAATGGCGGCAGAGCAGAACGAACGCCATGCCTATGTGATGGAGTTTGACCCCAAGTATGTTGACGTAATCATCGACCGCTGGCAATTGTTTACAGGGGAGAAGGCGGTGCTGCTCGATGCCTAACCTTACGCCAAGGCAACAGCACGTCAAGAAGCTGCGCGACATGCAGGAAGAGTTGAAAGCAACCACAAGTTACTTCCGTAGGAACGATCTTCGCAAGGGCATCAGGCAGGTGGTGAAAGACCTAAAAGCATATGACCGCTATACCAACTGTGATGGCCGGACAAGATAAGGAGGTTTTGCCCATGCCAACCGGAAGAAAGCCTAAGCTGTCTCTTGTCGTGGGCGAGCGCCTGCACAGTTCCCACGAGGAACAGGACGCGCGTGCGGAGAACCAGCCGACCGGGTGCGATGCGAAGTTCGATCCCCCTGAAGAACTAAGCAAAGGAGCGCTCAAAGAATGGGTGCGCGTTGTGGCGCTGTATTCGCAGCTGGATTCAGAGGTTTTGAACGACCTGGATCAGGGCGTGTTTGTTGCCTACTGTGAAACCGTGGCCGTGTTCAAGGAAGCACAAAGGGAATACCAAAAGCTCCCACTGTTTGGCAGAGACAAGGAAAGCCAACAGCGCATTGAAAACCCCTATGTCCGAATCATGGACAGGGCGGGACAAAGCATTGCCAAGTACGCCGAGCAATTATGTTTGTCCCCTGTTGGCAGGGCACGAATGGGGATTGCAAAGAGCAAGGCAGGCGGAGAAACACCGCTTGAAAAGGCAGGCTTCAGCGACGTATGATTACCGAGGAGCTTATCCAATATTCCCATGACGTGATCGACGGCAATATTATTGCGTGCAAGAAACACAAGTGGGCATGCCAACGATTCCTTGATGATCTTGACAAGCAGGCAACCGAGGCGTTCCCATACGTGTTTTCCGAAGAGCGCGCAGAGCGCTTTCTTTTGTGGATGGGCTTCTTCAAACACACAAAGGGCCCCCTCGCCGGGCAGCTTAAGAAACCGGAGCCGATTGAGAAGTTTATCTTCGGAAACGTATTCGGATGGATCCACCAAAACACCGGGTACAGACGATTCAGAAAAGCCTACTGGCAGGTGGCGAGGAAGAACGCCAAGAGCCAAGACCTTGCGATAACGGGGCTGTATGGCACCGCTGCTGACGGGGAGCCGTATGCTGAGGTATACGTTGCCGCGACCAAGAAGGAGCAAACGCGGTACGTATGGGGCGAAGCCTCAATAATTGCCAAGGCGTGCGAACCTCTCAAAGGTAAAATAGTGACGAAATTCCACGAACCGCTTATGAGCAAGGCGATCTTGCATCCCAAAAGCGGCTCTTATTTTGCCAGGATGTCGAAAGATGACAAGAAAAACGGTGATGGCGCAAACCCGCATTATGGATTGCTGGACGAATATCACCTTCACGATACCGAGGAATACTATAATGTACTGACGTCTGGCATGAAAACGCGCAAACAACCGCTGCTTTTTATCATAACCACGGCAGGGGAGCACCTAAACAACCCTTGTTACCGGGTGGAGTACCGCTATATTTCGGATATTCTTGACCCGGACAGCGAAATGTCGAACGAAAGATACTTCGCGATGGTGAATGAATTGGAGGTTGATGACGAAGGCAACCTGATCGACGACATCAAGGACGAAAAGTGCTGGCCGAAAGCAAACCCGATTGTCTGCCTCACGCCGGAGGGTATTGATTCCATAAGAGATGAAGTTGCCACGGCTTTAGACAAGCCGGAGAAAATGTCGGACGTTTTGACAAAGACTTTCGATATTTGGGTGAATCAGGGTTCTTCAAACTACATGAACTTCGTCAAATGGAAGTCCAGGGGCATCACAAAAAAGACAATTCTTCCAGATTTGACAAAATGCGAGTGCTATGTTGGAGTTGATCTTACGTCGAAGATCGACCTTGCAAGCGTGGCGTTCGTTTTTGACGTTTCAGACGAGCTTGTAATGATTAAAAGTCAGTCATTTATGCCCGAAGAAATGCTCAAAACGAAGATGAAAACGGACAAAATGCCCTATGATTTATGGCGCGATCAGGGTTGGTTGATTACAACGCCCGGCGAAGTGCTGGACGACCGGTTCATCGCGAAGTATATTGACGACGAAGTGAAACGAAACAAGTACAACGCCAAGATGTGCGGATACGATATGTACAACGCAACGCAATTCGCGAACGTCATGACGGACGATTACGGGTTTACGATGGTAGTCATGCGCCAAGGAATACCGACGCTGCATGAGCCGACCAAGGCATTGAGAGAAATGGTTTACAGGACGGAAGATAATCCGGGGAAACGAATCCTGCATTGCAACAGCCCACTCTTAAACATGGCGGCAAAGAACGCCGTAACAAGGCGCGATCACAACGGGAATATGATGCTGGACAAGGAACATTCCTTCACCAACATTGACCCGATGGCGGCAGTTGTGAACGGCATGGTGTTCATCGTGAGAACGCCGGAGAAAAAGGTGTCGGTTTACGAGAGCCGGGGGCTACGGGTTGTATAGTACGAATAAGGACGAGGTGATTTTTTGAAATTCAGATTATTTGGACGAACGATTGAGTTCAAAGCCTCGTCCACGTCTACGCTTCCGGCGCTGTCCAGCGGCAGCGGGTGGCGAAGCTACCTATCTGGGCAGGGGTACACGGTGTCGGCAGAAACGGCGCTGCGAATCTCTGCCGTGTTCCGTTGCGTCGACTTGGTCAGCAAAACGATGGCCTCCCTGCCGTTACATATGTTCGAGGTCACGAAGGAAGGGAAACGGAAAGCCGTAGAGCACCGGATTTACCCGCTTGTGTACGCTTTGCCAAACTATCAGACGGTCGCCTACGATTTTTGGCAAATGTACGTCGCCAATTTATTGATGACCAAAGGCGCTTTTGCCAAGATCGAGCGCGATAATCGGGGATTTATCCGTGCATTATGGAACATCCCGACCAAGCGAGTGGGCGGCATTTACATCAACGCTGATACCGGGGAACGTTATATCGACGTAGCATCGGACGGAACGTGGGAAAAAGGCGAGCGTCTGCATGAGGGCGACTTCCTGTATACGCCCGGTTTCCTGTTTTCGGACAGGAACGCACCTAGCGACCCGATGTGGATTGCGTCAAGCGTGCTGGGTTTGACGGATAAGCTCGGCCAATATGCAAACTCTGCCGTGAACGGTGTCAACCCCGGCGGGTTTATCGAGCACCCGGCGGCGATGAGCGACGTGGCTTACGAGCGGTTCAAGAAAGACTTTGAAACAAGCTACATGGGAGCGCTGAATAACGGTAAGTTCCTTTTTCTCGAGGAGGGCGCCAAGGCGCAGCTGCTTGAACGCGACATGGAGAAAATGCAGGTTCTGGAATCGCGAAAACACGCCGTGACAGAAATTTGCAGGATATGGGGAGTGCCACCACACCTCGTAATGGATCTTGACCGGGCGACGTTCAGCAATATCGAGCAACAGTCCGCAGAATACGTTAGGTATTGTGTTGACCCGTTGGCGGTTCGCATTGAGCAGTCGATGTTTAGGGATTTGCTTACCACATCAGAGCGCGTAAAGTACTTTTTCAAATTCAATCTCAACGGCCTATTGCGCGGCGATACTGCTACCAGATGGCAGGCGTACAACACCGGCCGTCAAACTGGCGTTCTCTCGGCAAACGATGTATGCAATTTGGAAGATTTGCCGCTTATCCCTGACGAAGAGGGCGGAAACGACAGACACGTAAACGGCAACATGATCACGCTTGCCAACGCACGGCAGAACATTCCGAAAGGCGCTACTAACGCGAAAGGGGCATGACGATGGAAAGGTTTTGGAACATTAAGGCGGTAGACAACGGAGCCGAGATACGCATAACTGGCGATATCGTGGACGATACCGAAGTATATATTTACGAGTTCTTCGGCATTCCCTGCGCTTCTCCAAACCTTTTCAGGAACGAACTGAAAAAATTCAAAGGGCAGCCCGTTTCTGTGTGGATTGATTCCTACGGCGGGAGCGTATACGCGGCGACGGGCATTTACAATGCCCTGCGCGAACACGGGAACATCACCACCATCATTGATGGCAAGGCCATGAGCGCAGGATTTACGATTGCGCTTGCTGGCGATACCGTCAAAATGAGCATGGGCGCAATGGCAATGGCGCATAACCCGCTGTGCGACCCCGGAATGGCGAACGCAGAGGAATTGCGCAGGGTTGCCGACGCGATGGATAAAGTCAAGGAAACCATGCTCAACATTTACGCGGCCAAAAGCAACCTGCCGCGCGAAAAACTGTCGGCGATCATGAGCGCGGAAACCTACATGACCGCGCAGGACGCAAAAGAGCTTGGGTTTGTCGATGAAATATACGACAATGGTCCGAGGAAAGTGGCGGCAAAGAGCTACGCCAGAGGCTCTATTGTCAACTATGGGCAACTCGACATGGACAAAATCCGTGAACTGGTCGCACAAAAGACCGAAAAAGAACCCCCAGCACCTGTCAACGGGGCAGAAATGCAGCCCGTGTCAGATATACCCCAACCCGACCCGCTGATCGAACAGCGGAAGTATTTCAACGGCATCCACAAGAAATTATTGGAGGTATGACAAATGGCTAAACTTTTTGAGTTGCAGCAGGAGCGTGCAACGCTGACCGAATCCATCCGTGCCATGATGGACAAATACGATGGCGCGGAAATGACCGCCGAGGACAAGGGCTCCATGGCGAAGATGGACACCGACTTTACCGCGCTGAATGACCGTATTTCGACCGAACAGGCTCAACTTGAGCGTGAGCGCCTTGCTGGCGAAAAACCCGCCGCCGAACTGGCGAAGGGCGACCCGAAAACTACCGAGCGCAGGGCCGCATTCAGCGCCGTGCTGCGTTCCGGCAACCCCAACGATGTGCATGTGTTCGCCGCGTTGCAGCAGGACAACCCCACGCAGGCGGGCTATCTGCTTGCGCCCGAGGAGTTCCGCAACGAAGTGATCAAAGGCATCGACGACCTTACCTTCATGCGGCAGAAAGCGAACGTGCTGCCTCCTCTGAAGAACGCGCAATCGCTGGGCTATCCCGTCCGTACCGCGCGCATGAGTTCCTTTGCTTGGGGCACCGAGCTAACCGCTCCGACCATGGACAGCACCCTTGCTTTCGGCAAGCGTGAGTTCAAGCCCCGCCCCGGTGTTTCGGGCATCCTCGTGTCCAAGACCCTCATCCGCAACGTGGCTAACATCGACGCGCTGATTCGCAGCGAAATCGCGTTTGAAGTCGCCGCCGCGCTGGAAACCGCGTACATGACTGGCGATGGCTCGAATGGCCCTCTTGGCCTGTTTGTGGCATCTGCCGACGGCATCCCGACCACCTGCGACGTTTCTACTGGCAATACCGCCACCGAAATGAAAACCGACGGCCTCATGACGGCCATGTACTCCCTGCACAGCCAGTATCAGGCGGGTGCGGAGTGGATTTTCAGCCGCGCTGGCGTGCTGCAGATCGCCAAGCTCAAAAACAGCGACGGTCAATATCTGTGGCAGCCGTCCGTGGTGCTTGGCACTCCTGACATGTTCCTCGGCAAGCCCGTGAACATGAGCGAGTACGCGCCCAGCACCTTCACCACGGGTCAGTACGTCGGCCTGTACGGAAATCTCAAAAACTACTGGATTTGCGACGCGATGGGTATCGAAATTCAGGTGCTTAACGAGCTGGCTGCCCTGACCAACCAGACCTACTACATCGCGCGCATTGAAACCGACGGCGCGCCCGTTCTCCCCGCTGCTTTCGCCCGCGTGAAGCTGGGCTAATCAAGAAAATGGAGGTATAAAACTATGATCGGTTCCTTGCTCAAAGAATGCAAATTCGTCAAGGTTGAAAACAGTGCCGCCGCTGGCACTGGAACGGTTGTCGGTGAAATCGTCGATACCGCAGGCTATGGCGGCGCGTGTTTCGTGTACAAGCTCGGCGCGGTCACTGATGCGGGCGTGGTTACGCTCAAAGTGTATCAGGGCAGCAACGCCACTGTGACGGATGTGGCTGAACTGACTGGCGCGTCTGCCGCGATTGCGGCCACGTCCAGCGACAGCGAGCAGATGCTCGTGGTCGATGTTATTCTCCCGCGTGAGCGCTACCTGCGCCCGAGCCTGATTATCGCGGATCAGACCGCTGAAATCGACTGGGGCATGTGCATCCTGTACAACCCGCGCGTTATTCCCGTCACGCAGACCGCTGCGGTTGACGATGATGCGCTGGTTGTCAGCCCCGCCGAAGTTTAAGGAGGCGTGAAAAATGGCATTACGTGATGGTTACAACACGCCTCCCTCCTACCAGTATCTCCAAGATATTGCTGGCGGTGTAGGCTCCATCGGGACTACTTACTATGTGGATTGCAACGCTGGCGCGGACACCAATGACGGCATGAGCTGGGAAAGCGCGTTCAAGAAACTGTCTGTTGCCTTGGCTGCTTCGCACGCGAACATCGCCGCTGGCGCTACTGGCTGGGCGAGCCGCAACCGGATTTTCTTCAAGGGCGACCAGACGGCTACCGCCGATGGCGAGAACCTGACCAAACTTGCGCAAAAAACGGATATCATCGGCGTTGGCTCCACCGACTACAAGCCGCAGGCGCAGCTTGTCGGCAACCACACCATCGCCGCTACCGTACAGTATCTTGGCTGCAGATTCATCAACGTGGCTTTCAAGGGCGCGGTTGCCTCTGGCGGCGACATCTTCACGGTCACCGGCCAGCACGGCCTTGCGTTCATCGGCTGTACGTTCGACGGTAGTTCCACTATCGCCGCAACCGCCGCGATCATCGCTACGGCCTGCTCTTGGCTGACTATCAAGGGCTGCAAGTTCATGGGCGCGTTCAGCGATGCAGTCATCGAGCTTGGCGCGGGACACTCTGACGATCTCGTGATCGAGGGCAGCCTGATCGACGGCGCGAACATGGGCATTGACATCGGCGCGGCGACTTTCTCCGCTGGGCACTACGGCCTGATCAAAGATAACGTCCTTAGCACTACATTGGCGTGTATCAACGATGCGTCCAACAAGGTACGCGTTATCGGAAATCGCGGAATGACGCTCGCTGCGGAGGGCGTTGGGCTTGCTGGCGCGGTTGTGTGTGCGATTAAGTTTGCACAGGACAACCGCTTCACGACCAGCGACAAGAACAACGTCATCTATCCGCCCGAAGGTACGGGGGCGTAACACATGAAGTACGCAGTAACAACCGCGCCGACCGTAGAGCCTGTGACGCTGGCAGATGTCAAAATCCACCTGCACACGGTCGCCGGGGATACCTCCGAGGATGCAGCGATACTCACCCCGCTGATTTCGGCGGCGCGGGAATACTGCGAAAACGTCACAGGGCGCGCGCTGGCAGCGCAGACCATCAAGGCGTATCCCGATGCGTGGGGTACGTTGCGCCTGCTGCGCCCGCCCATAACGACCATCACGTCGATCAAGTATTACGACGTGGACGATGTTGTCTACACACTCGCCGCAACGGAATATGCAGTTGACGCTATCGACGGGGCAATTACCATCTTGGAAGAACCCGCAACGGAGCTGCGTGAAGTCAACCCGATTGTCATAGAATACACGGCTGGATACGCAAGCGGGAACGCCTGCCCGATGGCGATACGTCAAGCCATGCTGCTGCTGATCGGACACTGGTACACCAACCGCGAGGCCGTGTCCATGAGCACAAGTTCAGAGGTAGCAATAACCGTCAAAACGCTGCTGGGGCAGTATAAAGTGTGGTGGTTTTAATGGCGAAAACCGTTACGGCGGGCGAAATGCGCACGCGAATCACCGTACAAAGCCTGACGAACGGTGTGGACGCAGACGGCTACCCAACCACAACATGGACAAATGTTATTGCTACGGCAAGTTACGCTACCATGCCAACCCCCGTCATATCGCTGTTGGGGCACATCGTACAGTACACAGGAACCACCACGGCAACCCCGCCGATCTACACGCAAGGGCAGATTTACTTGTGCGTCAGCAACGGCGCAACAATACCGGCCTACTCGTGGGAAGCGTTTACCGAAATGCTGCGCTGTAAGTGGGTGGGCGCGTTCGGTTCGGACGTGCTGGAAAACAAACGCGTTGAGCTAGGCCAAACGGCGACCATCACCCTGCGTTACACAACTCTGATCGATCAGCGTTGCAGGGTGTTCCACGAAAGCGACGCACAAACCGACGTAAACGCCTGGGAGATTATTTCCGCAAACGACCCCGAAGATAAACACGCGTTTCTGGAGATCACCCTGCGAAGGAAGGTGGTTGCGTGAGTGTCGCCTCTGGAATCATCGCAACGCTGGCACCAACCGCATTGCCTTGCTACCAAAACAACTACACGGGCACGGCGACCGTTTACCTGACGTTTAACTTCACGACACGCCCTGAAAATTATGGCGATGATTCTCCCGGTAACGAAGTCTACGACATCATGGTACACCGTGTAGCGCCCGCCACTTACAACGCCACTACGCTTGACAAGCAGATTAAAGGACTGTTGGCCGCTGCTGGGTATGACTATCCTACGACGATTGAGGCGAGTGACGATCCAGCCGAAAGTCACCTTGTATTTGAAACCGGAATCGCGGTGATTGTGGGTGGCTAGTTTTCGCGTTCAAGGCATGGACGAATGCATGTTGAGCATGAAGCAGGTCGCGGAAATCCCCGACGATGTAGCAAACGATATGTTGCAGGCAGGCGGGGAAATAATCGCGGAAGCGCAACGGCGCAAAATAACAGCAACGCTCCTGCAGCCATCGTCTGGCATCTTGGCTAAATCAGTAACCGTAACCCCAAAAATGAAGCGGCGCAAGGGCGAAGAACGGTACGTTACGGTGTATCCGAAAGGCACGCACCACACGTACATGCACAAGGCAACTCCGACGAGCACGCCGGTACAAAAGATTGCGACAAACAACGAGGTTTTTTTCATCAACGAGTATGGAGCACCCTTAAAGGAAATAGCGGGCAAAGGCATTGCCCGTGCAGCCAACGAGGAAAGCGCGGAGGCTGTGGATGCGGCCATGTTCAAAGTGTATGACAAGTTTCTGGAATCAAAAGGACTATGAAAAGGAAGTGGACCTATGCCTAAAATCGGGGCAAAGCGCCCAGTCTGGGCACCTATTCTCGCGGAGGTTTACGGAAGCACCGTAACCTACCAAAACCCTCTTGTGGCGGATCGGCTGATCCAGGCAACCGTCACGTGGGAGCGCACGGCCGACGCGTTACGTGCGGATGACGGTATTGCCGAAAGCCATAACGGTGTCAACGGAGGCAAAATCTCAACGAACGTGACCAACCTGACCCCCGCACAGAAAATCTCCATGCTGGGATATGCAGCAAGCGGTGACGGATATATCGTTAACGATTCCGCGTCCCCTTACGGCGGGTTTGGCTACGTTACTCATGACATCCTGACCACGAATGGCGTCGAAGCACACACGTACAACATGCATTGGTTGTACAAGGTGCAGTTCTCGCTGAATACCGAGGAAGCCAAGACCAAGGGTACCGGAATCGAATACAGCACTCCGACCATCGAGGGCATTGTTATGCCTGTGTTCCAAGATTCAACTGGCAGGGCGCAGTACGAACTGGTTGTTCCGTACACGCTCGAAGCGGATGCGCTGGCGGCTCTGAACGTCAAGGCTGGGCTGTCCGACACCCCGTCTGCTGGTCTGTCTGCCCTGTCCGTTACGGGCGCCGGTGGCACGCTGTCGCCCGCGTTTGGCGCGGCTATCCGTTACTACACCTATGGCGGCCTGACCGCCGCGAGCTTCACCGTCGCCCCGACCGCCGCAAGCCACACCATCGCCATGTACGTGGATGATGTGTTCCTGCAAAACGTCACTTCTGGCGCGGCCTCCGGGTCTATTGCAATGTCCATTGGCACCAAGAAAGTAAAACTGGTGGCCTACGAGAGCGGAAAGTCCGCGCAGGTCACAGAGATCATCGTCGTAAAGACCGCGTAACACAACGCGGGGCGGGGTAACTCCCGCCCCTTTCAGGAGGAAAGTATGCTGGAAAAGGGATTAACCGTTGAAATCCGGGGGAAGAAACTGTTTCTGGCGTTTACCACGGCAACGCTGGCCGAAATCGTCAACAAATTTGGCGGCGTGGGCGAAATGCTCTCCGCTTTTATGGGGCCTGCATCTGATCCGGGAGATACTGACGAAATCAAGGCCGAAAAGAAGATAGCACGGAAAAACGCGCAGTATACCAACCTCAAAGAAACGCCGTGGCTTATTGCCTTGTTAGCGAACGAGGGAGCGTATCTGCTGGCCGAGGACGGGAAGGCGCAGGAACTTGTAACGCCAGATTGGGTGGCGCGTATGCCGTCTCCACAGTTTAACGCTATGCACGACGAAGCGGTTCGCGCAATCGCCATTGGGCTGGAAATGGAACACGTGACGGAGCAGGAGGGCAAGGCCACGGACGCGTATTTGCAGGAGATCGAAGCAAAAAACGCGGTGGGCGCGGGGGTTTAAGTCCTTCGCGCCTCATATCCTACGCTTTGCAGGGCGGCATGACGCAAAAAGAAGCCTTACATACGAACCCCGGACGAATCAAAGATTTGTATATGTGGCGGCAAGAATACGACGCGGCCCTTCACGGGCTGAAATTTACGGAGGGTGAGGAGTAATGGCGAAGAACGAACGTAAAATCTTAACAACTCTCGCCCTCGACGGTGACGCGGCCTTTAAAAAGGGCATGGACAACTCCTATAATTCCATGAAAACACTCAATTCCGAGATGAAGCTAAGCGAAGCGGAGTTCGGCAAGGGTGCCGTTAGCATGGAAGGGATGCGCTCTAAGTCCGAAATCCTCACCAAGCAAATTGCCAACGAAAAAGACATGATCGCCAAGCTGGAAAAGGCCGTCAAGGATTCCACGGAAGCAACCGGCGCTAACTCCGCAAAGACGCTCAAGCACGAGGAAAATCTTAACAAAGCCAAAGCAGCATTGGTCAACATGGAAGCCGCGCAAAAGAAGAACAATGAGGCGATGGACAAAGGGGCATATTCTTCCAAGGCGTTGGCCGACAAGATGGAAGAATTGTCAACCAAATGCACTACCGTTGGAGGGGAGATTCAATCTGTTGGTGAAAAGGTATCCGTTCTTTCTGCCGCCGCCGTTGCTGCCGGTGCTGCTATTGTAAAGGTCACGATAGATGCGGGAAAACTGGCTGATGGGCTAATGACAACCTCGGCACAGACGGGCGTTTCCACAAAAACCCTTCAAGAATGGGAGTACGCCGCTAAATTCGTTGATACCGAAATCGGCACCATGACCAAAGGGCTTGGGAAAGTAACCAAAGCCGCGGGCGAGGCGAACGCCAAGAATCAAGATTACATTGAGTTGTCTGGCGGGCTAAAGGTTGCAATCAAAGGGGCTAACGGTGCGCTGTTATCTTCCGAGGATATTTTTTACAACGCTATCGATGCCCTGGGAAAGATGGAGAACGCAACCGAGCGGGATATTGCCACGCAGGAATTGTTTGGAAAATCATTTCAAGAAATGAACCCGCTGATTAAAGCCGGTTCCGGCGAATTGAAGCGGCTGGGAGAAGAAGCGCAAGCAGCCGGGATTATTTTAAGCGACGAAGGCGTTAAAGCCCTCGGTGCCTTTGATGATTCTATGGAGCGAATGACCGCACAAGCCACATCAGCGAAAAACAACCTTGCATTGGCGTTTGCTCCCGCCATTGAGGATGTTGTGACGGAGATCACAGACGCGATCGGCGCGTTTTCCGACTGGATTAAAACGCTGGATGAATCAGAAGTAAAAGCAGTTATCACGATTGGCCTCATAACCGCCGCTACGGGCCCGCTGATCGTGGGGATAGGCAAGGTTGTGTCGGGCATAGGGACGTTGACAGCGGCATGGCCTGCCATGCTTGCAAGCCCCGTGACCCCCTATGTTTTGGGGATAGCGGCGGCGATGCTGACAGCCAGCGCGGCCTCTGCCATATTGCGCGGTTCCATTGATCGCACGGCGGACAAGATGCGCAAAAGCATATCCGGGATAAGTGATTTTAGCGATGGATTAGGCGCGTTGGAATCAACCACATCGGATGTAAACGATCTTCTGTCCACTACGGGGCAGACCGTTTCGCAGCTTGAGGAGTCTATAAAGGTTAACGAGGACGCGATAACGTCTATCCTGTCCACGGCCCTAGAAGAGCACCGTACTCTTAGAGCACAGGAACTGACGGACATACGCGAGTACAATAGAAACATAGAAGAACTCAACACAGAAAAGCTGCAGATGTACCGAGATCAGCAGATTGCGGAATTGCAAAAAATCTATCTCGAAGAGAACGCCATGACGCAGGAGCAGGCGCAGCAGAGCCTTGTAAACGCTCAAGCGGCGCTTGATGCGGCTGACAAAATAACGGAAGATGCTTATACTGCGGAACTCGTTAAACTTGAGAACTTCCATCGCGCGGAAGGAACGCTCGGAACGGCGTCTTATTTTGCCGATCAGCAACGTGCAAAGGAAAGCCACGATCTGCAACTGAAAGAAAACGATGTTTATCTTGACAAGTCCGTTGCGTCCATAGCGGCTTCGGCATCCCGGTGGATAAGCACGGATACCGACAAATACGCGCAACTGAACGCGCTCAACGAAAACTTCAAGACGAACGAGGATAAGATATACGCCGACAGAAACCAATCCGCGCTAGTCGTATTTCTCCGTCAAAAGGAACTTAACGATCAGTACGCAACCGATTATGCGACGGCGTGGAATCAGATTAACGTAGACAGCACCAACGCCTACCTCGCCATGATTTTTACTGCTCAAAAAAACGGAGTGGAACTGACCGCAGAGCAAAAAACGACGGTCAATGGCATACTTGGCGCGTATTCGGGTCTTCCGGACGGAATGAAACAGGCCGGTAAGGATGCGCTGGTTAGTTTGATTGGTGGCATGGACGGGCAAATCCCCGCGCTGGGCGATACCTCCAAAGATACGGTAGACGAAATCGTATTAAAGGTTAAGTCAGGGCTGGGTATCGGCAGAATCAGCGGGCGCGGAAGATCAGCGGCCTCGGTGCCTTACGACATGGGCGCGAATTTCGTCCAAGGCATGCAGGACGGCATGAACAGTAAAGCGGACTCTGCAAGTTCGACCGCCGCAACCATCGCCCAAGACCTTGTCGATAAATTTAAGAGCATTTGGGGCGAGCATTCTCCGTCCACGGTAATGGCCGCAAGCGGTAAAAACCTCATGCTTGGACTATCCATAGGCATGGCAAGCGGAGCTGGGCACGTTGTAGATGAGTTGAAGGGCTTTGTTTTCAAGGCAATGAACGGTGTTAACTCATATGCAGACAAGACCATTCAGGAGCGTGCCCAGGTAATCACCGACATGCTCGCACTAACCTACGAAACAAGTAATATGCTACAAGGCACGGAGCCAATACGCGGCACTGCACGGGGAATGAACGCCCAAATGAATGAGTTCTTGCTTGCTTTGCAGGCAGCGCCGGCCTACAGTCAAACGGGAGAAATCACCAAATCGCTGCAGAGTGTCGCCGATCCCGTTTCGGTGACCCCGGTTACGAGAGTGGCAAATCGCGGGAGATCTGAAGCAGACAGCGGGAACTCTGGAAAGAAGCAGACAATCTATTATCATTACGCCGTCAACGCCACCGACACGAGCTATGCACAGCAGTCCAAACTTGCCGAAAAAGCGTCCAAGAACTTAGCGAGGGAGTTGAGCGCAATTGCCTGACCGTTTGATTTACACCAACTCTGCTGGACGGGAAATCGAGATGTCTACAGCATCGCAGTTCTTTGTGAACATTTCCAAAGACGTGTCCGGCATGAGTGACGTGAAAACGACCATCTACACCTCGACGGTGGTTGACGCTGACGGCGAGATTGAAACAGGATTTCACGTCGAGGACAGATCGATTGTCATTAGCGGGCGAATCAAAGACACCAGTGCCGACAACCGCGAAGAACTTATTCGCGAGATGCAGGAAGTTTTCAGTCCGTTCTACGCCGGAATTTTACGGCATGAGGGCAGCGAAATCCGGGAGATTGACGTGCGTCCCGAAACCGCGCCGAAGATCACCAGTTCCGCAGGTAAGCGCTGGGCGGAGTTCTCGCTGACTTTGTTGGCTGCTAACCCCAGCTGGCGGGCATCTGCCGAAAAAGAAAAGACCATCTTAACGGGCGGGACAACGATCTACTACGAAGGTTCCCGCGCCTGTGGCATGGAAATCGAGATCACGGTTGCTGCTACTGTCGGTACGCCGGAAGTGGCGCAGTTTGTTCCATCTGCAGCTTGTTCGTCAAGCGGAGATTGCATTGTCACGCTCAACGGCACAGGGTTTAATGTCGCCCTTGACTCCGGCGTACAGACAAGCGCCGAACTGGTTGCTACCGCCATCCGTGCGGCATCCTACGCAGGTTGGACAACGGGGGGGACAGGAACGACTGTAACGTTCACTTCGACAACCGTTGGGAATAAGACCGACGCGACCTATTCGGCTGGCTCAACGGGCGCAACAGGCACTATGACAACCACGGTTCAGGGCGATGTAACGGCAGATATGGACAGTTTCACGCTGACGAATGGAAGCACGGTGGAAACGATCACCTTCCGCACCGGAGGCGGAGTGTACCTGGCCAGCGGGGATGTTCTTTTGCTGAATATCAGTCAGACTGGAATTACGATCACCCTAAACGATGTGAACGCGCTGGAAAGAGTGGACTTCACGAACACGGTTTTCCCGCAACTATACCCTGGGAATAATTCGATCAGCTGGAACGCGCACGGGGATGAAGCGGATTTTACCGTCAAAGTCAGATATACTCCCCTGTACTTAGGAAAGTAGGTGAACCGGGGTGGCGAGCACAGTTTATACTTCTGCGAATATACCAAGCGCAATCGGCCTTAACTCCACCCCGGAAATCACCGTTTCAGGTGGCAGCGCCGTACAGGACGCGATTGACAGCATCTATGCAGATGTGTTTTTGAGCACTACCGCCTATGCTGTAACCTACTCTGTGACCGTCAAAGTAATGTACGAGGGCGGGTACGCAAGCAAAACGCAGAACGTCAAACTGGATTCGAGCAATTACACGGGGGCTACGGTCGGGTTTTCCATCACTGGCATGACGGCGGCGCAATGCAATACAATCTCCAGCATTATTCTGTATTGTTCGGATGGTCGGATATTTGTGAAGTCCGTTCAGTACGTGACGATCAACTATACCATCGTGACCGCCTGTACTGCCCCCACGTTGGCCGTAGACAACGCCAACCCCGGCCCCACGGAAACCGTAACCCTATCCGGGAGTGGAGCATTAGGGGGCACAAACAACGCGATTACGGGCTATAAGATTTGTCGGTCAATCAACAACGGCGGGAGCTACGCATATTTACAGACCGTAACGACAGCATCAACGAGTTTCAGCGTTGGGAGCATTGCGGTTCCTGCGACGGTCGGTGACAGTTATCTTTTCGTGGCGATCACGGTTGGTTCCCGAAGCGGATATGACAGCGGGTATTCCAACGACATAGAAGTCACTACAACGTCTTTATATTGTTCTGCCCCTACTATCCTTACCCTGTCTGCGCAAATAACGGCCAGAAAGCCGACCCTTGCGTGGGCGGGTGCTGCGCCGGGATCCGATAACGCAATCACCGAGTACGAAATCGAGTACGCGGAATCAGACGATGATTCGACGTGGGGTGCGTGGACGGCGCTAAAGACCGTCGTTTCAACGGAGCGTTCTGGGTCTGCCTTGGTGGACATATCCGCAACCCTTGGTAATTATCGAATCTACCGAATCAAAACGCACGGCGCTACAGGGATAACTTATTACAGCGAGTGGAGCGCGTCCTCTGCGAGTGTCAGAACGGCAAGCTCCACGGTATCGGAATCGCAAACCCCGAAGCTGATTGCCTACGAGTATCCGCATATTGTAACGGGCGTGGAGAAAGGCCCGTATCCGCTGGACATGCTGACCCGCTATAGTGCGCTAATTGTCAAGCGTAAGTATTGGGGAATTAGTGAGTTTTCTTTGTCCATGCCTTTCAGTGAAACCGCGAACGATTTGCTTGTTTGCTGGAACCTATTGGGTAAGGCCGGGGCAAACGAGCAATATCTGATAGTCAACAAAGTCATTAAAAGGAGCGATACGGGCGCGGAAGTTATCGATATTACCGCGAAATCCCTTGTGTCCCTGCTGGGATTGCGCAGTGTGACCTATTCAACGCTGGGCGAGGCAAAACCAGTTACGCTGATAACGTCATTACTTCGCAACCAGCCAATATTTTTGGAGCATTACGACGGGGGATGGGTTCCCGACATCAACGGCGATCTTCTGGCAGACGCTTACGGCGACCGCCGCTTCCCAGATTTCCATTGGAAAGCCCCGACGTTTGACATTGACGTTTCCGCTACTTTGTCATTCCAGCCGGAAGTGCTTACCAGCTTGTTGGATACCTTCCTTTCACTGTGCAAAATCGAGGGGTGCGGCGCAAGGGTGACGGGGGATTATTACACTTCCGTTGCCGATACGCTTACTTTGTGGCTGGAGCTGTACAAGGGGACTGACAGAAGCGTTACACAAGACGTAAATCCGTGGGTGATATTCGACGAAAGATTAGGGAACATTTTAACTCAAACGTACACCCACAACATCGAGGGCAAAAAGACTGCCGGATATGCGACAAGTTCCGTGCTGGATACCATTTTGACCGACGACAAGCGCTTGGTTGACTTGCTTTCCGAAAACGTTTATTCGGCTGGAGACCAGACCTATATCAATGGCGGGAGCAATCCGGCAGGAACGAACGGCGGGTCTGGAATGAACCGCGCCGAAATCGGGTTGGCCGTGACGGACATTACCGCTCCTACGGGAGGAACGACGGACGAACAGGCAGCAGAAGTATACGTAGCCTGTAAGCAGATAGGCCGGAACGAAGTTGCTAAAGGCACCGAGGAACAGTCTTTCGCCGTCACCCTAAATACAGCGGTCGGCCCGCAATACGGCATCGACTACGACCTGGGGGATATTGTAACCGTGATGAACCAACGTTATGGGGTATCCATGAACGCCCGTATCACGGAGGTCACGGAAACCTATGAACCGGGCAAGAACGTCCAGATAGCCTTGACGCTGGGCGAATCCGTGGTTTCCCTATTAGGCAAAGTCAAGCAAATCGCAAGACGGAGGGGATAACATGACCGTAAACCATGAATATATCGTAGACATCCAAAGCCCGGTTGTTTTGGGCGCGTTTGGGTACGACATTGTAAAAGGCGACGCTGAAAGCCACCTTGTCCAAGTTACATTACTGGACAACGGCACTGCCCTGAACCCTTTAACGGCTAACCTGTACGTGGTGCGTTTGGACGGCGAAACCGTAACCACGGCGATGAATGTCACGGACAATGTTTGCAGCGTAGCCATGCCCGTTGAGGACGGCGCGATAACGGGACGAATTTACATCCTTGTCAAGGCTTCGACCGCAACTGAAACTTTAACCGTGCTGGCAAAGTACGCCACGGTAAAAGACGGAATCACGGACGTTATCGTTGACCCCGGCGATACCATCCCGTCGATTGATGCATTGCTTGCGCAGATCGCCGCTATGGAAGCTGCGACCGCCGACGCCGCTTCCGCTGCCGCCGCAATCACGGGAATTACGGCAGAAGCTGAAACGCTGGAAAACAGCAGCGTCCCGACCGCCGCTGCGGAGATTGACCCCGGCGACGGGCATATCAACCTGTCCTTGGGGTTTCCGCGCCCTCCCAAGGCGTGGTACGGCACCTTAATCACCGGCGCAAGCGACGTTCCCGCCGTCTATGCGACAGGCATTTCTATCGCGCTTGCGAACGACACCTATGTCAACACGGATTATGAGTCTGCCGACTACGGGAACGTGTACACATGCTCGCTTAGCGGAAATGCGGCAACGGCTTTGTGGGCGTATACCAGTTGCAATCGTGGCGCGGCAGGGTCGTTTGAAAACAACCTCGGACTGTTCAACGTGCTGGATTACGGCGTACTCGGCAACGGTTCCGACGAAACCACGGCGGTACAGGCGTGCCTTACGGCGGCGGCCACAGCTCATGGGGTCTTTCACATTCCGGCGGGATTGACCGTGACATGCGATAGCATAGCCTTAACGGGCAAGTCGTTTTTCGGGATCGATATACAGGGAACCATTAGGCGCAAAAACGCTGGGGCCACCAACAACGGGTTGCTCCATCTGATATCCTGTACCGACGTATATATCAAAAGATTTGATGGCGATGGGAACATTGCGAACAATGGAACGGCGCCCACATATACAGGGACGGCAATCACGGGCACAACCGTCACGCCGACTGTTTACGCAACCGGAATTGCCACAGCCGTTATTGAGCAAATCTATCTTAACACAGACACGGGAAATCGTTACTTCTGTACGCTTGGCGGAAACGCAGCCACTGCTTTATGGTCGTTTGCTGCCAACGGCGGAACGCTAAATGAATTCCAGCACTTGTTAAAACTAAATTCATGCAACAGGATTTACTGCGATAACGTATACGGGAAAGACCCTGGTGGCGATGTTGTGTACGCCAACAATGTGTTTGATCTGACCGTTGGAAGGGTTGAGGGAATCGCCTCTAATACCGGTCGACAAACATTCTCTTGTCTGCAGGGCGCTCGGATCAGGATCGGCTATGTCAAATCTATTGGCGTTGGCTATCATACCATGCCAGGAGGCGTGGACTTCGAGCCAGAATCGGTAAACCAGCCCATATGCGACGTTGTTATAGATGGAGCTTACATTGAAAGCATAGGAACTAATGCGCTGTCTTTTTCCAACAATTTTGGCACGGGTTGTGTGTGCAACAATATTACCGTTAAAAACGCCATTGTCCACAGACGCACACAAGTTGGGACAACTTCAGGATACGGGCTGTATTCAAAAGGCTTTAATCACGTTAACATACAGGCAATTGTAACCGAGGACAATGCTACCCCTGCGAATCTCCGGTCGACTGGCGTTTATGCCGAGCTTGGAAACGACGTAAAATTGGATGTGCAGGTATTCAACGTCTACGTGGGCGGGCGGTTTACGGGCGTCGATTCGCTGGTACTATCTGGGTCAATAGCAGACACTGCACAAAACGGCGCGTGGTATATCAATTTAACCAACAGCACAATGATGGCGCTACAAACCCAAAACGTTGGCATCAGCAACGCAGGGTGCATACAGGCGGTCATCGACGGAACTTCTACCTCGAACTTAAGGTTCTTGGACTGTCGCTTTGAGAGGGGAAGCAACGACGGATATGGGGTAAGGTTTACCTCTGCTTCAATAGCAGAAAACGTTAAGTTTGAACGTTGCCCGTTCGTCGGATGGAGTTCGAGCTATCCGTACATGCTTCCCTACGGTTCCTTTGCGATGGCCTCAAGTAGCGTAAAACGCAGCCAGTGCGAGGGTATAAATTATGCTGGGTCTATCCCCACCGCTGGAATATGGTGGATAGGCGAATACGTCGAGAACACAGCACCCGCCGTAGTAACTACTGGGGGGCAGGGGACTCCCTATATTGTGCGGGGATGGCGACGCATTACCAATTCAAATGTAACCGGGACTACGCATGTAATTAACGTGGACTGGGTAGAGGAGCGCGCACTCACGTCAAATGCCGCATGGACCACGTGGAATCCGACGCTTACGTGGGGTACCGCCGATCCGGCATCCGTTACCACGGTGGGGCGGTACAAGATCGTCGATAACGTGTGTTTCTTTAACCTGATGGTTTCCAGCGCCGATGGAAACGCCGCCTCGTCGCTTTCTATCGCCGTACCGGCTACGCCCAAAGATAACAATAGTATGGTCTGCTTTGCCGCACAGCAACTTGTGGATACCACATGGACTAACCCGATGGCGTGGCTGGACGACGATAGCGGCGGGATTGTGTTCCGCGCATTCAGCGTTGCGACGGACGGAACGGCGCTAACGGTTATCGTATCGGGACAGTATGAAATCGCGTAAAGGAGAAAGTATGAAAGAATACCCGATCGTCGTTGATCTGTTTACGAAATCGGACTGCTACAGGTCAACGAAGAAAATTACCCCAACAGGCATACAGGTGCATTCTGTTGGCTGTAAAGGCACGCTGATGGCGCGTTGGAAGAAGTCGTGGAACAGACCAGACCGCGACGTGTGCGCTGATTACGCGATCGACACAGACGCGATCTATCAGATATTGCCGGAAGGAAAGCGGTGCTGGCTTTCCGGCAGTGGGAAAAACGGAAACGCAAACAACACCCACCTTGGGTTTGAGGTTTGCGAACCGCTCACAAAGAATGATACCCCGGAAGCGGCCGCCGATCTGTACGGGAAAACGCTGTACCTGTGCGTGTATCTATGCCGGAAGTACAACATTAACCCCGCAAACGTAAAGGCGCACTACGAACTGCACGCGCTTGGGCTGGCGAGCAACCACGCGGATGTGCGCCATTGGTGGGGCAAAAAGTCATGGGAGCCGTACACGATGGATACGTTACGGCGGGACATTGCGGCAGAGCTGGGCGTAGTTATTACGCCGGAAGAAGGAGGAACAAACGTGACAATCAGCAAGGGGAGCACGGGCGCGGCGGTTACTGAATTGCAGCAGGCGCTAATCAAACTGGGGTATCTGCTGTCCGTGGATGGAGACTTCGGCCCCGAAACGGAAAGGGTGCTTAAAGCCTGTCAGGAGGCAAATGGGCTTGAGGCCGATGGCGTGTACGGCGCTACTACACAGGCCGCGATTACCAAGGCGCTGGGTGAGGAACCCGAACCAGAACCCCTGACGCTGGAGCAGCGCGTAAAGGCGCTTGAGGATTGGCGCACCGAAATGACTAAATAACTGCACGACAAAAGAAAGGTGGCCGACCATGCCGAACGAACCCGTGTACCACGAAGAATTTACTGGTCGCACGAATTTGTGTGACGAACGATTTGAGGGCATCAACAAGCGCCAAAACAAGCTTGAGGACGCCGTTGACGTAATCAGCAAGCTCGATGTGAAGATGGACCTGCTCATAAACCAGCTTGTAAAAGGGCAGGAGGAAAACGAGCAAAAAATATGCTTGTTGGAACAAAAGCCCGGCAAGCGCTGGGAGCTTGTTGCTGCGACGGTGGTCACCCTGCTTGTGGGCGGCGTTGTCGGGTTCGTTCTCAAATCCGCCGGATTAACTTAACAAGACGAAAGGGGAACGTTATGTTTACGCGAATAAAAACGTGGTTTGTTGGACACGAGGCGATCTTCCGCAGCTGGGCTTTGTATGTGGCGCTCGCTAGTTTGGCTGGCTACGTAATCTATCAGGCGACCGGGGTTGATATGAGCGGGGCTTTCACAGTCTACATGGGGCTATTGCTCCCTGTGCTAGTGGCTTTCGGCATAATCAACGACCCGGCCGTACGGAGCAAGCTTGGGCTTGCGTCTGGTATGCGATGGTATCAAAGCACAACCGTATGGATGGCGCTAATTTCGCTTGCTGCATACACATGCAAGATTGTCTTTGGGTTTGACCTGGGGACGTATCTCAACGGATTGTTTGATGCCGCGCTGCCCATTATGATGCTGTTCGGCATCGTGAAAAGTACTTCTCTTACGCCGGTCTAAGCGGGCACCTGTCAAGAAATCCTTGATTACTTAAGGGGTGCCGGTCGGGAGTTCCTCCCCTGACCGGCGGGGCCTGCATAATTTCAGCGAGGCGGGGGCTGGCAGGATGAAAATTGGAGGAAAAGAGGGAGGAAAGCCATTGCCATTCAAGTATCGCAGCGAACCGAGGCAGGCATGGGTAAAGGACGCGGTCAGGTTACGGATGGACGAGGGCATTTCGTGGAACGAACTGCCGCACGAGCTTGCGAAAGTCTTTCCCGATCTTGGATACCTTCCTCGGGAGCGCATACGCGGGGCTGTAAGGGCAACCAAAGACTATCAAGATTATAGGTCAAAGATTACATTCGCGGACAAGAAAGAACCAACCGAGGATGATGTGATCGCCTACTTTGAGGCATTAAAGAGCATGGGCGACGCGGTCATGCGGCTGGAAACCAAACAAACGGCTGCGACCGTGACCATCAACGAAAGCAAGCCCTTTGGCGTAGTTCTTTGGGGCGATTGGCACGTTGGCGCAAAGGGCGTTGACTGTCGGAGGCTGGATGAGGACGCGGAAACCATCGCAGACACCGAAGGACTGTATATCGTTGGCATGGGCGATTACAAAGACAACGCGTCGGCCTTGGTGCATCCAACGGCCACGCAGGAGAGCGTCGCAACTACCGACATGCAAGACTTGGTCGTCCAGCACATCTGGCATAAGGAGACAGGCAAGGTTATCGCCATTGTCAGGGGGTGCCATGATGATCTAGACAAACGAAACGCCAACGTGGACTTTGTACAATCCTTATGCGACGATACCGGCGCGGTGAATCTGTGGCACGGCGGGAAAGTAACGATCAAGGCGGGCGATCAGGAATATGTTATCGCAGCGCGGCACAAGTACAAAAACGAATCCGCGCTTAACACCACGAACGCTCAACGAAGCATGATGAATGAGTTCGGCGCGGTGGATGTAATCGCCTTGGCGCACAAGCACTTCCCCGACTTCCAGCAGCTTCACAGGATGGGGCGTGACGTTATTTATACCAGGTCGGGCACGTACAAATACTACGACGAGTACGGGCAGAAACTGGCCGGGTACGTTGGGGAGTATGGCGTGCCGGTAATCATCTTCTATCCCGATCAGAAACGGATGCTCCATTTCAGCGACTTTGCTGCTGGGCTGGACGTGCTTCGACGGTTGCGGGAATAATCTTGCGGGGGCTTCGGCTCCCGCTTTTTTGCGTATGCCCGTATTTCTCACAGAAACGCCCCTGTGAGCGCGTCCGATGTTTACCCTTGGGTTTATACTCCCGGCGGCACAGACAGGCGCGGGATTAGTCGCGACGTTCTCCCTGCGTGGCTGGGCGATGACCAATGGGAAAGCGCGTGTTGTTGTGGGTAGCGTGTATTGTAAAAACAATAAATAAGCGGAACACAATTATAATAAAAGAATATAATGCGCCGCAAACCCGTTTCACAGCAACGGATGCAGCCTTGAAAGCCTTGTTTCACAAAGGGCGTAAAAACCTTTGCCCTTCCCGATTCTCGGGAAAGGAAAGCGCCTGCGACGCAAAGCGCAGAAGATCGTAAAATATATTTTGCCAGCCTATTGACATGTACCACTAACGTGCTATAATGGAGCTACGACAAGGAGGTGATTGATTGCAAGTTACAGCCAAAACCTACGCCTCCCGGCACGGCATTACGCCGGGGTATGTGCGCAGACTGGCGCGGAACGGACGATTTAAGACCGCCACGCGTCCTGGTAACGAATGGCTGCTGGACGCGGAAGAACCGCTTCCCACTGCTCCACGGCTTAAAAGCGGCAAGTATATAGGCGCACGCTCGCGCAAGGGGCGAGCTGCAGCCCAACAACCCATACCATACAGGAGGTAATCTACATGCTGGAAAACCCTACTTACGCCGATTTGATGAAGATATTTAGAAAACGCTATTCTGAAATTAAGGTTGACGATTACAGGCCGTCTGATTTTCTGCAATCGACAATGACCGTTTGGACAAAAGATGGTCGCGTGCTCCTTGTGAACTACCAGCCGTCGTTCGATTACATGTTTATTTTGTCGGAAACGACAAGGAGATCTCCCGTTCTCGACCCGTTTGACTAACAGAGGGAGGTAACAACATGACCGCCCTGCACACGCTTCCCTACGCCCCTGACCCGCGCTATTGGCTGGCCTCCGTACCCACCATGCGGCGCGACCCAATCACCCGTAGGGGCATCCAAACCACGGCATGGTGCGCCTACCGCGCTGGCCATCGGGTCGGCGAAGTCCAGCAGCGGAGCACGCGGGAACTAGCGGCGGCAGAACTGGCCGAATACCTGTTGACGCGAAACGACCCGCTACCCGATTACGCGCCCCGCGCGGATTACGTAATGTCAGATTAGGAGGAGGAAAACAAATGTTTATCGTTTTATTGGTCATTGCCCTTCTGATTATATGGCTGGGGGCTCTCGCCAATCGGCACGACTGGTTTGACGGCATCGGCTGCTTCGTAAGCGGTGGGGTTATTGCGGTACTAACGGCGCTCGCAATAGTCCTTTGCGGGACGTTATACTCAAACAAAATCACAATCGATGATCGCATGGCGCTTTACACTGAAACCAATGCCCAGATCGAACAACAAATCGGGGACATTGTAAACGCTTATCAAGAGTACGAATCGGAGACATTCGCCTCCCTGAAGCTGGACAGCGCAATCGCAATTGCCCAAACCTACCCTGCGTTGGTATCGAACGCGGTTGTGCAGCAGCAAGTATCTTTATACGTCAGCAACAATGAAAACATCCGCGCCTTGCGCTCCGAAAAGATCAGGTATCGCGTGTTAGCGTGGTGGCTGTTCTTCGGGAAAGAATAAGGGGAGGTATCTACATGGCTACTTGGAAACCCCGCCCCGTATCAAGGGCATACGCGATCATGGAACTCACCGCCGACCCGAAATACCAGGTGCGCCCGGAATGGACGCTTTGCGACGATGGCGTAAGGCGCTTGCAGTACCGCCCGTACCTTGACGGAAAGCCAATCGGTACCGAGGCGCTGGTCTCTCAACAGGACGCGATTGACGTTGCAAAAAGGTACGCGCAGATCGACAACGGCCTGAGGCACGCCGGATGATCGCCCTGTGGTACGCCCGGCGGGCGCGCAGGGAGCGCCGGGGCATCAATCGCCGGATGCGCGACCTGTCCGTATATCAGGTTCGCGCACGTAAAGCCCCGCCGCTGCCGCCGCTAAGAATCTGGCCGGATGTGCCAATCAAGCCCGCACCGTGGGGCGACACCATCATACGGGCGGGGATATTGGCGGCGGTAATCGTGCTGCTGGTGATGGCCGCCTGCGGGATGGCAACGTAAAATCGGGCTCACGCTGGTACGCGAACCCGACAGACCAAAAGATTCACCACTATCTTAACACGAACGAGGAGGAAAGACAAATGACAGTTTTCACGCAATCGGATTTTGATGCGATGGAGCGCGACGAGAACGGATATACCCACCTACCCTCTGGCGACTGGACTCCCGTTGCTTTCCACGGCAACAGCTGCTTGGTTTTCGGCAACGAGTGCGAGCTGGGCAACGAGTGCGAGCTGGGCGACGGGTGCGAGATGGAGGGCGGGAAAGTCCTGTGCGCCGTGTTTTTCTTCGTCTCCAACATAGGCAGCGAAAACCGCACCGCTTACGCCTATTGCAACACCAAAACGGGCGAGCGCTACTACCGCGCCGGGTGCTGGTTTAGCGACGAGGCCGCTTTCGTCGAGCGCGTCACGGCGGTGCATGGAACCAGCCAACGCGCTGTGGACTATCTGGCGATGGTAGATTTCGCACGCTCCCGGTTCGCTCGGTATAAGGAAATTAGATAGGAGGATACGCATGGAAGCTCAATACTTAAAAATCGCATCCCCGGAAACCGTCATCAACGCACTGGCCGCCCGTGTAGCCGACCTCGAAAACCTGCTGGATTATCAGCGCTCCGAGAACAAAAGGTTGGCAACGGACTGCGACCGGCTGCAAAAGGACATCGACGCCAATGCGGCAGCGCGGCTACACTCTCCCGAGCACAGCCTCGCCGAACGCTACGATCTGGCCGATGACCCCGATTCCGAGGCGCGTGCCCAATGAGCCCCGCCTGTATCTACGGCACCGAGTGTACCGGCCCCGGCTGCGAGGATTGCGCGCGGTACGTCGAGCCGGAAACACAGGACGATAAAGACGCGGAGATTGACCGCGCCTATGGGCGGATGATTAGCGAGGGGAAGGTTCTTAGAGAGGATGGATTCTGATGGCGCGGTTTGACAAAGGCGCGGCGATTGACCGCGCTTATGACAGCAATGAGGAGGAGGAAACACCGTGAACAATTTGGAGTTGTGGGGGAGGGTTAGGGCCGTCCCACCCGAAGCAAAGAAAGAAATCCAAGCAGGGCGGCTCAAGGGAATGACGGACATCAATCCCATCTACCGCCTGAAAACGCTCACAGAGCAGTTCGGCCCTTGCGGGATTGGCTGGTGGTACGAAATCACCGACAAGCACATGGAGCGCACAGACGGCGGAGAGGTGGCTGCATTCGTCGATATCAACCTGTATTACACGCTTGATGGTGTGGCGTCAAGGGCCGTCCCTGGCACCGGTGGAAGCGCGTTCATTGCGCAAGAGCAGAAGGGCCTGCATGTGTCCGACGAGTGCTATAAAATGGCACTCACCGACGCTATTTCCGTGGCCTGTAAGGCTCTGGGCGTTGGCGCAGACGTGTACTGGGACAAAGACAAGACAAAGTATAGCGCACGCGGCACCGAAACCCCCGACGCTGGTTCCCCGCAACATTCCTCGCCCAAGCTGGAAGAAGCGGCAAGGCAACCAGCGCAGCCCCCTCCCGCACCGGAACAGACCCCCGTCACCCGTTCCAGCCTGATAGCCGATTGCAAGGCGGCTTGCGGACTAACGGACACGCAGTTTGACGCAATTGCAGCACGGCTACGCGGTAAAGGTGAATACGTGGACAAAGACATCCACGAAAAGGTAACAGTCAACGGGGCTATGAACAAGGTTGAACTGGAAGCCGCGCTCGCCGCGATCAAGTCCGCTGCAACCAAAAAATAAGGAGGGATACCATGGAACTGCTTGTGACCACCGATCTTACCCTGATTAACCCGCAATCCATCGAATTCAACAAGGACGAGCTGAAAGCCGAACTTTCCGCGTACCTTGAAAACTACCAGGGGATGATCGTCACCGACGATTCCCTACCGCAAGCAAAGTCCGTCCGCGCAACGGTAAATAAGGTGTGCGCGGCGATCAACGACGAAAAGAAGCGCATTAAGAAGCTGCTCAACGACCCTGTAATGCGCTTCGAGGCAGACGTGAAGGAACTGCTCACGATGTGCGAATCGGTATCAAACGCCATTGACACCCAGATCAAGGCGTTTGAGGAAGCGACCAAGGCTGCGAAAAAGGCTGCGCTTGCGGAAGTGTTTGCATCGGCAACAGCCTCCATTTCACAGTATGCGGAGTTTGAGGAAGTCTTTGACCCGCGCTGGCTCAACGCCACTTTTGACGCTGCCGAAGCGGAAAAGACCATCAAGCAGTTTGCAGAACGCCGCATGATGGACGTTGCCGCGCTGGAGGAGATCGAGGCGGAACCCACAGTTAAGGCGATGCTGATTAGCCGCTACAAGCAGACGAAAAACCTGTCCGATGTGCTGCGCCTGAAGAAAGAGATCGAAGAGCGGGCGCGGTATGAAGCAGAGCAGGCGGCGGCGCGCGAGGCGGCAAAGGCCGCGAAAATAACCCAGCCAGAAGCAGCACCCGTCGCTGCGCCGATTGTTCCCTACGCCCCGCCTGTCGCTCCCGTGAAGTCAGACGAAGTAGAGTGTTTCACATTCCGCGTGTACGCCACGGGGACAAAGATCGCGCTGCTGCAGGGGTACATGATGGCGGCGGATATCAACTTTGAGGAACTGTTCTGAGGTGACGTATGGAAATCCGCACGGGAAAGATTATCAAGTGGGACAGGGACGGATGTACCGTCTTTGTCCCCTTCGACGGGGCGGGCGCTGAACGTGCCGCACTGCGACAGTATGACACCGTAGAAGTCGGCCTGCCAGATGGGCGCACGATCATGCCAGAGCAGCGCATGAAAGCCTACGCGCTCATGGGCGAGATAGCCGAGTGGAGCGGGCACACGCCAACGGAAGTCAAGCTGATCCACAAATGGGAGTTTGTCAACAACCATTTGGCAGGGCTTCACAAAGCGCTGTTCTCGCTATCGGACTGTGACGTGACTACCGCGCGGGAGTTCATTTCGTATCTGATCGATTTCATCATCGAATTCGGCGTTCCAACCAAGCGCCCGCTATCTGAGTTGTGCGACGATATCCAGCGGTACGTGTACGCGTGCCTAACGCACAAAGTGTGCTGCATCTGTGGAAAGCCCGCGTGCGTCCACCATTGCGGCATAACGGATGAGCACGCAAGCAACAAAATTGGAATGGGAGGCAATCGCAAAACACAAATCCACGAAGGGCTTATCGTTATGCCGCTGTGCTGGGGCGTTGGCAGCCATCACAACGAGGCGCACCAGATCGAGCAGGAAGCGTTTGAGGCCAAGTATCACATCGGGGGAATCCCGGCAACCAAGGAAATATGCAAGGCATGGGGCCTGAAATGCCTTGCGGAGTGAACTGGACGATTAAAGGAGGAATGACCTATCAACAAACTGTTTATAACGGGTCGAATTGGACGCACCCCGGAAACCCGCACCATTTCCACAGGGGACACCGTATGTTCGTTCTCGCTTGCGGTCGATAATCGCCGTCGTGGCGGCGAAGAACAGCCGCCAACATGGTTTCGGTGCAGCGCGTGGGGCAAGCTTGGCGAGAACTGCCAAGGGTATTTGGATAAGGGCAAGCAATGCACCGTTGTAGGCCCCGTGTCCGTCAGCAGCTACGAAGCCAAGGACGGCACCGGCACGCGGTTCTCTCTGGACGTGCGCGCGGAGGATGTTGAATTTCTCTCGCCAAAGAGCGAAGAATTGGACGCGGCAGAACCGCACAGCGCACCTGCCAGCAAGCCACTTTCTGCTTCAAACGTGGACGACGAAGATTTGCCATTTTAACTAATTGAGAGGAGAAACAAAATGAGCACAATCACAGTATACGGAAACGACTTCAACAAAATTATGCGTACGCTCAAGAGCTTTGTTGCAAAACATGAATCGCGTGCCGCGCTAACCCAAATTAAGCTTGAGCACAGGGCCGGAAGCGGGACTGTTACGGCTATCGGACTTAATGGGTTTGTCCTTGCAAAGATCGTCGTTCCTGCTCTCGGTGAGGAGGACTTTGACGCTATTGTGCCTGTGACCGGGCAAACGCGCTCCGAATCCGTCATTATAACTGATAGCGGAGACAGGATAACGTTTGAACATTCCAAGTCTTTTTCGATATCGTACCCAAAACTCAACGGCGAATACATCAACTGGAAGCAGATCATGCCGCAAAGGGAATCGGAATATGAAATCTCCGTCAACCCTCACCTTCTTGCAGAAGCTCTTTCTGCGCTTCCGTCGTCTACCAGAACCGTTACCCTGAAATTTGGTTCTCCCGTCAGCCCAATTCTGATCGAGCAATCTAGTTCAGAAGACCAAATGCTTGTTTTACCCGTGCGTGTTGCAAAATGAGAATACTACGAGTGCTGGAAATGGGGTGACAATATGGCAAAAGACCCCGCTGTTCTATTCTACACTTCCGACTTCCTTGTTGGCACCTACAGTATGACGGACGCGCAATGCGGACAATACATGCGCCTCCTGTGTCTACAGCATCAAAACGGGCACTTAACAGATGCCATCATGCACGACGTGCTGCATGGGAAGATGGATGCGGGTATCGTGCAGAAATTCAAAATTGATGCAGATGGTCTGTACTACAACGAGCGTATGGATGCAGAAACGAACCGCCGTAGAGATTACGTCAAGTCGCGTTCTGCAAACCGTAAGCCAAAGACATCATCGTCAGATGCAGCAGATAAGAAGATCATATGTGAATCACATGATGAACACATGGAAACTGCAACTGTAACTACTATTAATACACAAGTAATACGGAGTAACGGGGGTTTTCTGACGGACGCAGAAGCCGACCAGTTGTTTCAAACCTCGCAGCAGTTTAACGCCGTGTTCAGTGCCGCCGAACGCGCCGGATTCCCGCACACGCAAGCCGACCTTGACCGCCTTAATTTGATTGTGGCCGACTACGGAGCGGAGGCCGTGCTAAACGCAATTGATGCGGCGGTGGACGCGGGCGTGAAAACGTGGCGCTACCTCAAGGGCATACTCAAAAGCGACCCCACAGGGGGAGAAAAGCCCCGTGAAGCCGCCTTTACGGTTACACCGCATTGGGAGGATGAACGATGAACGCGCTGTTTGATCATCGCGCAGAGGCCGCCTTGATTGGCGAAATGCTGCAATATCCTGAGTGCTTGCGGCATACAAGCGAGCTTTCGGCTGATGACTTCGACGATCCCCTTGCGGCAGCGGCTTTCGGCGGTATCGTGTCCCTCCGCTCGCAGAAAGCACAAATCGACCTGGTAACGCTTGCGTCAGAGGTTAACCGCCTTACGCAGATGGATGTTACGGCGTTCCTGATCGACTGCGCCCGAAAGGGGGTTACAAGCGTTGCGAGCGCGGGACATGCGGAGTTGGTCGCAGATACCAGCCGCCGCCGCCGCCTGTATCAAGCCTTGCGCGGGGAGGCCGACCGGTTATTGGATGTTCGCAACGATACGGACGAGGTAGCCCAAAGCGTTGGCGCGTCCATCAAGGGCGTAAGCGCCAAGAGCACGTTGGTATCGTTTAGCGATGCCATGTCAGAGGCGTTTGACACGCTGGAGCGGACGGTAAAGCTCAAAGAATCCGGAAAAAGCCCGGCGACCAAAACAGGCGTTCCCTTGTTGGACAATATCACGGGCGGTTTGTGGCCGGGGCAGAACATCGTGCTTGCGGGGAGCACCAGCGCCGGGAAAAGCGCGTTTGCAATGGAAATAGCCGTGAACGCAGCCTCGCAGGGGAAGCGCGTGATGATATGCAGCGCCGAAATGACCCGGCTCCAGTACACGCAGCGCATATGGGCGCGGAAAGCAGGCATCCCGCTCGACAGCATTATCAACGGTGACGTTGGAGATCAGCAATGGCCTTTACTTGGCGATATGGCCTCCGAGATTGCGAAGCTGGACGGGGGTTTCCTGACCGAAACTTACGCCATAAAAACCCTGCAATCCATTGTGGCCGCAAACCCGCCTGATCTGCTGGTTGTTGATTACCTGCAACTGATGGACACCAAGAAACACACGGAGAACGAAACCATCCGTTTAGGGGCGATCAGCACAGCGATCAAACGCATGGCCGTTGCAAACAACATCCCCATATTGTCGCTTTCGCAGCTGTCCCGGCAGGAAGGAAGAACCGCCACAATGCCGATACTCAAAGACCTGCGCGGCAGCGGAAGCATCGAACAGGATGCGGATGTGGTGATCTTTCTGCACAACCCAGAAGCCCCCAGCGACCAAAGTGTCAGGGACGATGACAAAGACCTATGCAAGTTGTGCCTCCAAAGCGCGGGGCAGCCGGGCGAACGCCGATTCGTAATCGTGGAGGTCGCCAAACAGCGTCAGGGGCGCAGGATGAGCAGGTTCCCGGTGATCTTTGAACCGGCGATCATGCGGTTTACGCAAATTGATCGCAAAACGCGATAGGAGAAGAAACCATGATTCGTGAGTTTGTGGTAATGGGCGATCCCCAAGGCAAGGCGCGGGCGCGCGTGGCGAACGGGCACGCCTACACTCCGAAGAAAACGGTCGAGTACGAGCGGGAAGTAAAGCTCGCCTATCTTACTAAGTACCGTGATGCGCCAAGGTACGAGAAGGGCGTGCCGGTGGCCGTGACGATTTACGCCTATCTGCGTATACCTGCGTCTTGTATAAAAAGCAAGCAGGACAAGATGCGGCGCGGGGAGATAAGACCTACGAAAGTCCCGGACACGGATAATATAGCAAAATGCTGCATGGATGCGCTAAACGGCCTAGCATGGGACGATGATTCGCAGGTTGTCAAACTGCATGTTTTCAAGCTGTACAACGGAAATCCGCTTGTGCGGGTTATGATGGACGAGATAACGAAGGAGGAAGAATTATGTTCTGGTGGATATTAACAGGGGTTTGCATCGTGGCAACAATCGTCGGGATTATCGGGCAAGTGCGCAGCGTTGGCGACACAGAATGGCCGTTATTCGTTATGGCATTAGGTGTTGTCGCCGGAGTTGTTTTGGCGATTGTGTGCGTCGCCGTCCCGATCTCATGCTTACAGGACATCAGCGTTTACCAGCAACAAAAGGTTTACATCGAATCGCATGTACCGGAAAACTCGGTTGAGGATGCGGCGCTAACCAACAAAAAAATAGAGCTGAACGAGTGGCTATACCAGGTACAATATACGGCAGAGAACTACAGGATATTCGTTTTCTGCGCAGACGAAAAGCTGGCGCTCAAACCGATAGAATAGCCAAGGACGGAAATTGAGGACGAGGACACCTCCGCCCTGCACGGGATGCTGCGGGCGGGGATTGAAGGGATGATAGGGAAATGAGCATCATCGTAGCGGACGCAATAGCGGGGCTAAAACAGATAGATGCAGGGACAGCCTATACCTGCGTAACTTCCCCGCCGTACTACGGCTTGCGCGATTATGGCGTTGCCGGACAAATCGGGCTTGAAAAAACGCCGGAAGAATACATTCAGCGGCTGGTTGATGTGTTCCGTGAAGTAAGGCGCGTATTGCGCGATGATGGCACGCTGTTTGTAAACATTGGGGATACTTACTCATCCGGGGTAACGAATGCTATGAATTTCCTTCATGCCTCTCTCAAAGAGTGTCTTGTATTCGGCTTTGATTCCTTTCCTGTTGCTCAAACCGCCAAGGGTGTCAATGTATCGCCTTTGGACGAGTGGCTTGAAGATGGCAAACTCGCGGGCCTTCTTGGTACGCAAAGGGAAGGCATCAAAGATAGGAATGATGACCTCTTGCACGTCTTTGATTTTCTCACAATTCCAAGAAATAGAAGGGGATGTTGCACCAAATCCGCGATGGCGAGAAACAATCCCGCAACCGATGTTTCTCTGGATGTAGTCAATGGTAGCGGCATCATCGTTTCTGATTTGGATTCTGACTTGCAAGCGGAACTCACTATACTGTTCCCTTCCGCTACAAGGGCGGGTGAAAAGAACGATGCAACCTTCACCATCGAAAAATCCAGAAAACCAGGAGCAAAAAGCAGAATCAGATGGCACTCTTGTTGGGAATCCTTCTATGCTGTTGCGCTTGATAAACGCGTCCCAGATGTCAACCTTGTGGATGACCCTGTTTCTTTCGGAAATTGTCTTTTGCCTTTCGCCTGTGATTTTAGAGATTTCGTCATAACTAAAGCCAGCGACAAGCAGATCACGTTCTCTGGAGTAGACGGAGGTGTTTCCCTTGCTGTCAATGCTGTACGACATTTGCGCTTCGTCCTTTCTGATGGTAGCGTTGTACCATACACAACATTATACAACAATGCCATCAAAAAAGCAAACAAATATTCTGCTAAAAACGAGCTCATGATTCCGTTTAGACTTGCAGACGCGTTACAGGAGGATGGGTGGATTTGTAGACAAACGATCATCTGGTCAAAGCCCAACCCCATGCCTGAAAGTGTAACCGACCGCTGCACAAAGTCACACGAATACATCTTCCTGTTGAGCAAATCCCCGCATTACTATTACGACGCAGAAGCGATCAAGGAACCAATAGCCGAAACAACTGCCGTGCGCATGAATCAGGACATAGAACATCAATCAGGATCCCGACGCGCCTATGGTGGAACCGACAAGCCGATGAAAGCCGTCCTGCCTCCGCGCTATGGTGGGAACAAATACACGGCAACCCCCGAAGTGTTTAATCGTACAAAGTCAGGAAGCGCCTATAATTACCAGCCATTGCGAAACAAGCGTGATGTGTGGACGGTTTCTACAAAGGGTTTCAAGGGCGCGCATTTCGCCGTGTTCCCGGAAGAATTGATACGCCCGTGTGTTCTTGCGGGGTGCCCTGCCGGTGGAACGGTACTTGACCCATTCATGGGAAGCGGAACAACGGCTATTGTGGCCATCGAGAATAACCGAAACTACCTTGGTTGCGAAATAAACCCAAAGTACGTGAAGATCATCGAAGCAAGGATAGCAAAAACTGGCTATCAAACAAATCTTGGAGATTATGCGGAGCAGGACGCGCAATAGCGCAGGAACCCAAATGGAGGAGGGAATGACGGTGGATAACAACACGGCAATCAAATGCGCTGCTGCAATTATACGAGCTATGGGAATGCTTGCACAATGCAGCCTTCCAGAAATGCGTCAATCGGGATACACATATAGCCTTAACGATTTTAACGAGGTTTCGATGGGGCTAGAATGCGAACTAACGAAGGAGGAACCAACCAATGGATAGCAAGCGAATCAATGAGCTGCGGGAACTGTGCGGAGCGGCAAACGACATATATGGTAACTCCTACAAGGTGGCGAGCCAAAAGGCTATAGTTAACACACATTTCTCCGCCGCCCTTGACGCGCTGGAAGCGGCGTCCGCGGAGCGTGATCGACAAGCCGCAAAAGCCGCCAAGTGGTTTAACCGCGCGCTTATGCTGGACGCGAAATACTATAGGAGGTCTAGGCAGAAAGAATTGACGGCCTATGACTGGGGACGTTCGGAGGCTAAGACGGAGATCGCCCGCCTGACCGCCCAGCTTGCCGCCGAAACGCGGAGGGCGGACGCGGGGGCAATCGACTGTGAAATAGCGTTAAATCAAAGATACCACCCCTGTTTGATTTGCGCGGCCTATTCTACGCACCAAACTTGCGACAAGTGTCAACCAAAGTGGCGCGGACCGTGCGCCGACAACGCGCCTGATGGCACAGAAAGCGAGCAATCCAATGGACAATAAGCCGGAGTACATCAGCCGCGAGGCGATAAACGCAACGCTACGCGACCAACAAGAGAGCCTAGGCGTTACGGCAATCCAGAAATTCACGATTGAGCGAAGCCTTGATAGGGTGCGCTTGATTCTTGCCGCCGACGTTGCGCCTGTCGTCCGATGCGGCAGTTGCAAAAGGATGGCGAAAACGATCTGTGCAGACCCCATATATTGTGATTGTTCAAGAACGGGCGAAATGTTCGAAAAAACACACTTCTGCGGGTACGGTGTCCGCATGGACTTGAAAGGGGAAGATGCCAAATGAGCGAAACTCGGTTTATTTTACCGAATGATTATATTTGGAAGCTAGTAAAGACCGCTGACATAGAGGCGGCGAGAGCCGCCGGAAAGGAGCACACAACGTGAAAAAATCCAAAGTCCACAAAGCCACGCGAACGATAACAGGGGCAACCGCTGGGGAGGACGGCAAGGCGGTATGCGACAAGTGCGGTAAGTCGGACAAATTCAAGGCGACCATGTTTCTGGATGGTAATGGGTTTTACCAACAACACTACACCTGCGAATGCGGGAATGCCGTAGTCGTTACCGGAAGAACGGAGGCCGACCATGAGTGAGCCAATGACCCCGCAGGAGGCCATAGAAAGATGCAAAGACATGCAACACCGCCTAACCTGGGACACCTTTTTTAACCCGACCAGAGAACAAATGGAAGTCTATGCTATTTCCCTTTCGATGGCAATCTCTGCCCTTGAAGCCACGATACCGCGCGTGCTGACGCTGGAAGAAGCGCTGGAAACACAAATATGCGTTTACATTGAGGGAACGGCTGTTGGACTATTTCCCTATCCGGCGCTTGTTGATCGACCATCGGTCACGAAAACAGACGGAAGCGACAAAAACAAGTTCGTTGTTTTTAGCAAAGAAGATGATTGGGTAGAAATGACGTATGACGGCAGGATTCGCTTCTGGACGCTTGAGCCTACCCCCGAGCAGCGTGCCGACACGCCGTGGAAGGAGGCCAGCCCTCATGATTAGCTGGCTGTGGCTTATCCCCGCGCTGTTCGTCGGCGCGATACTCGGTATGATGGTCATGGCGCTGTGTGCCGCCGGGAAAGAACGATGGAAGGACGAATAAACGATGACCGTACTTGAAACGCTGGAAAACTGCCGCGCCTTGGTGATCGAGTGCCAGCAGCTTTCCCGGCTGATAGAATCCGTGAACCTTCCGGGGGCACGCGGTTGCGCGTCGCCACGAATCGGGGGCGTTCCGTCCGGGGCACAATCGGCAGGGGACAGGCTGGACATGTACGAATCCTGGTTACTGCGTGATCAGGCCGAGGCCGCTATGCTGGTGATCCGCGTGGAAGATATGGCGGGCACCCTGCCGGAAGATCAGGAGAAGGCAATTAACCTGTACTATTGTGAGGCGCTGATCGACGCGGTTATCGCGGCGCGGATGGGACTGGCGCGGAGCACGATCACGGAAAAACGGGACACGGCGACACATGCGTTACAGGACAGATTTAACGGGAGGGAGGACTAACATGTTTGGATGGATATTCAAGCGCCCAGCTATAGAGGCGCGCGCAAAACAAACCGACGAAGCGAGGGAAAAACAATGGGCAGAATTTTTAGCGGAGGAAAAGCCAAAGAAAAACAAGGGCGGATGCATCGAGGGTGCGCATTGCCGATATTGCGAAAACTGCTTACAATTTATTAACTACAAGACGCTTTGGGCGGATGGCGTTTCCTGCGATGCAACGATTGGAGTAATATGCTTGCTATCTATGCCCTGTAAAAAGTTTGCAGACAGAACTAAAAAACATCGTACACCCTATTGACACCGACACCCCTTGACAGGTATAATGGTAGTGGTCAGAAGTGTAAAGAATGACCGTTTAAGTTAACAGACCTGCCGATGCGACCGTAAACACGGGCAAACTTTCGGGGGCAAACACATAGCGCTCTACTCCATGCGGGGTAGGGCGCTTTTCTGTTGGAGGAAAACATGAACGCCACAGAAACCCTTAACGAACTGCGCCGCCTGCGCATTGATGCAGACATACACCGCGCGGAGGCCGCAGAGTATCTTGCCCGCGCCACACGGGGCACCAGCGCCAAGCGTGCTACCGACATGGGCGGCACAGGGCGCTGCCCCCTCACAGATTACGCTGGGAGGCATGCCAGAGCGCTTGAACAGTATCAGGCGTGCGCGGCTAAGGCCAACGCGATTTGGGCGCGCGTGCGTCCCCTGCTGGAAGATTACGACGGTGATACGCGAAGTGTGATTGTGCTGTACTATAACCAGGGCGAGGACATGCGGGACGTTGCGAAAGGGATCAAGCGCTCGCTCGCTGCGTGCGAGAGGATGCAGGCGCATGTGTGCCTGACGATAGAAAGATAAGGTCACGGCTATGCAACATAACGAAAAGTCAGTTTATGGTTTCAGGCAGAGAAGCACGGGTCGCTTCATAACCGGAACTGACAGAAGCAACGGAAAGCCTAGGCAATTATTTAACGAATATCACCCGCCGTTTCTATGCGGAGGGCTTAGCGTCCAAAGCGAAATTGCAACTCGCAGGATCAACGAACGGTATTACGATGTTGTCGAAGTGAAGGTAACGCCTGTTGACAAAGCGTAGGGGGTAAACCCCACAGCCCTTCACGCCGCGTTTCTGGCGGCAGGGGCGATATAACATACGGAGGTGCGTGATCGGTGTGGCAACAAGGGCATTGCATTTCTGTCTGCAACACGGATGTACTTGCTTAGTAAGCACGCCCTACTGCGAGGAACATGCCCCCCTACACGCCAAGCGCGAAGATCGCCGCGTGCGCGCTGACCTGCGAGGATACGACAACGACTGGCGTCGATTGCGCGATAGGTACATACGCGCTCACCCATTGTGCGTGATGTGCGAGGCAGAAGGACGGGTGACCATTGCGGAGGTAGTCCACCATATCAAGCCGATTGATAAGAGCGGGGCAAGGATGGACGTTAACAATCTGATGTCAACGTGCCGTAACTGTCATGAGAAACTGCATGGACGTAAGCGGGAGGAAAACACATGGCAACCCTAAGGAGTGAGATCAAGGCAACGTTGAACATGGACGAGATAGAGTTCATGGGAGCGGCGATTACGGCAGGCAAGATGTTACAGGTATATCGCAATGGTATGGCTGGAATCAACAAGGCAAGCGTCATTGACTTCGATCGTAAGACAGGCGAGATACTTATAGATCAAGAGGGATTGCGTAAGGTTATCGCGCTTATCAATCCAAGAGCAGGCGTCGAAAGTATGCATGCGCCTATCAGGGTGGTTGATGAGCTGCCGCGTGATGCACACAGGCGCATGGAGCGAGAGGGACAACGGCCATGATGAGCGCTACATACTTGGCAACAAGAGGTGCCCAACTTAATCCGTGGCAGACGGTCAGCTTGTTGGTTGTGGTTTCGGCGGTCGTGCTATTCGCCATTGTGACGGCTATCTGGATCGCAAAGGAAGATAAAAGACACATGCGTTAGGGGCGGGGGGCATGATAATCGCTGGGACGGCATCGCCCACAGC